GCCGGAGTCCACCGGACTGCAAGAGGTGGGGTCTGTGGGGATGGGTGTAATGCTGATCAAAAAGAATGTCTTTGCGGCACTGGCCGAGCCTTGGTTTGAAACACCTTGGCGCATGGACAAAAGAGGATACATTGGTGAGGATGTTTATTTTTGCCAAAAAGCAGCGGCTGCTGGGTTTAAAATATGGATTGATCACGATGTCTCCAAAGAGATTGGACACATCGGGACTTTTGAATTCAAGCATGACCACACCTGGGTGATGAAAGAAATAGAGGCAGTCTGATGGCTCTGACAACCTACACCGAATTGAAGGCATCCATTGCAGACTGGCTCAATCGGTCAGACCTGACGGCGGCTATTGCTGACTTTATCTCTCTGGCAGAGGCGCAGATTGAGCGCACGCTGCGCACCCGTCAAATGCTGACTAGGACAACCTTGACTGTTGACGGCGAGTTTGAGTCAACGCAATCTGACTTCTTAGAGACTCGGGCATTAAAGTTAACCAGCACAAATCCAGTGACTCCATTGTCTTTTATGACTATGGATGCGCTGGATGAGGAAGCAACAAAATTCACGGCCAGCGGCAGGCCTAAATTCTTTGGCGTGGTCGGCACTCAGTTTCGGTTTGTGCCAACGCCGGATGCAAGCTATACGGCAGAGATCGTGTACTTTGCAAAGCTGGAAAAACTATCTGCAAGCGTGGCGACCAATTTTCTTTTGACATCAAGCCCCGACATTTATCTGTATGGCTCACTGTTGCAGGCAGCACCATACCTGCAAGACGATGCGCGGATACAGACTTGGGCGACTCTGTACGAGCGCGGATTAAATGACTTGCAGGTGGCCGATGATAGAGGATCAACTTCTGGCGGCAATTTGTTGACCCGTGCAAAAACTTTTGGCTAAGGATTAAAAATGGCAGATACCACGACCACAAACCTATTGCTGACCAAGCCTGAAGTTGGCGCAAGTGCCAACACTTGGGGCGGCAAGGTTAATACCGACCTTGATTTAGTTGATGCTATTTTTGCCGCAGCAGGTACTGGCACAAGTGTTGGTCTGAATGTTGGCGCTGGTAAGACCTTGGCTGTGGCGGGTACGCTGACGGCGACAGGCACAACAAGTCTAACTTCACCAGCAGTTACCACCAGCCTGACAACACCATCCACCACCTTTGCTCTGGCCAACACCACAGCAACCACTGTGAATCTGGCTGGTGCGGCTACAGCCGTAAACATTGGTGCGGCTACAGGCACTGCCACTGTTAACAATACAACACTAGCGGCCAAAGCAATTACGGCCAGCACGACTCTGGCGGTGACGGGTACATCGACACTGACTGGTGCTGTCACAGCAACGGCGGGGGTGACGGGGCCAATCACATCAAGCAGCGTAGCGATTACGGGTGGCTCAATCACCGGCATCACTGATCTGGCGGTGGCCGATGGCGGCACGGGCGCATCTACTGCTGCTACTGCTTTGAATAACTTGCTGCCATCACAAACCTCTGCTGCCAACAAGTATTTGCAAAGCGATGGCACTAATGCGGCATGGGATGCGATTACTGTTTCTACCTCGGACATCACTGGAACATTGGCGGTAGCCAATGGTGGCACTGGACAGACCAGCTACACCGATGGTCAATTGCTGATCGGCAACAGCACCGGCAACACGCTGACCAAGGCATCCTTGACTGCCGGCTCTGGCGTAACCATTACTCCAGGCGCTGGGTCAATTCAAATTGCGTTTACCGGCCCAGGTGCTGGATCAGTGACCAGTGTGGATGTGTCTGGTGGGACAACTGGACTGACTACAAGCGGTGGCCCAATTACCAGCGCCGGCACTGTGACCCTTGCCGGAACATTGGTGGTGGCCAATGGCGGCACTGGAGCGACCAGCTTGACTGCCAACAATGTTCTCTTGGGTAACGGCACTTCTGCTGTGCAAGTGGTGGCCCCTAGCACTTCAGGAAATGTCCTGACAAGTAACGGCACAACCTGGCAATCAACCGCACCTGCGGCTGGCTTTAGCACTTCAGCAAACAACACCTTTACCGGCACACAAACTTTTTCAGGAACATCATCAGCCAAAGCCATTGTTCTAAATGACGCAGCAGAGGTGGCAACAGTCTCAGCCACAGCGGCCACCGGCACGATTGCTTATGACATTACTACGCAGTCGGTGCTGTACTACACATCGAACGCCAGCGCCAACTGGACTGTTAACTTCAGAGGCTCATCTGGCACATCCCTGAACACGCTGATGGCTACCGGCGAATCTATGACTGTCGCCTTCCTTGTAACGCAGGGCGCTACAGCCTACTACAACAGCGCTGTGCAAGTGGACGGCACAACCTCTGGAGTCACTACAAGATGGCTTGGTGGTGCGCCCACAGCGGGAAATGCCAGTGGCATTGACAGTTATCGTTATTTGATTATCAAGACCGGTAGCGCGACTTTCACAGTGTTGGCAAGCAACACACAATTCAAGGCTTAACCCATGCCATTACAAGCAACTTCAGGGGCAGCAAGCTATGACGGCTTTGGTGGCGGTGTGGCTGCTGTGCCTAACTTTATCGAGGATGTGTTCTCTTGCTTTTTGTATACGGGCAACGGCTCTACACAGACCATTACCAACGGCATTGACTTGTCTACTAAGGGTGGCTTGGTTTGGACAAAAATCAGAAGTTCTGCCAGTTTTGGGCATAGTTTAATTGATACTGCACGAGGACTGTCTTCTAATTTAGCAACCGAAATTGCAGATGGCGCTTACACTAGCTTCACTCGCATTACTTCTTTTAATACAACAGGATATGCGCTAGGTGCTAACAGCTATCAAAACGAAAATGCATCAACCTTTGTCTCATGGACATTCCGCAAGCAGCCTAAGTTTTTTGATGTTGTGACGTATACGGGGACGGGTTCAAATACAACTATCGCCCACAGCCTTGGCTCAGTTCCCGGAAGTATTATTGTCAAGCGCACAGATACAACAGCGGATTGGGCTGTTTACCATCGCAGCCTTGCCAATACCGAATACCTTGTTTTAAACAGTACAGCCGCCAAAGCTACAGGCGCAACTTGGTGGAACTCAACTACACCAACAAGTACAGTATTTAGCCTTGGTACTGACGCAAGCGTTAACGCATCAGGCGGCACATACGTTGCCTACGTATTCGCCCATGACGCTGGTGGATTTGGCCTGACGGGTACGGACAATGTGATTTCGTGTGGGAGCTTTACGGGAACGAGTAACGTAAACTTAGGATACGAGCCTCAATGGATACTCTTAAAGCGAAGCGATGGAGTTAATGATTGGTGGATATTTGACACAATGCGCGGATGGCTTGCTGGAAGCGATACAGCTTCCGTTTTAAGACCAAATCTTTCAAACGCTGAATTGAGTACTGGGTTTGATACAAAAATAACATCAACTGGATTTACCACTGCTCTTACCGGCTCCTACATCTACATAGCCATACGCCGTGGCCCGATGAAAGTGCCTACGTTGGGAACGAGTGTGTTTAGTCCGATAGCTTACACAGGTAATAGCGTAGGCAACACCACAGTTCAGAATTTAACAACAAGTTTTTCGGGTGATACTGTAATTATTCAACAAAGAAACACACTTGGAAATGCCCCATTGGCGTTTGATAAATTGCGTGGGAGTACACAAGGTCTTTACACAAGTAGAACATCTGCTGAAGAAAATATTGCCGCTACCCGTGCTGGTCAATCTGTTGGTTTCAATAATACACAAACAGTCTTGACAGGGCAATTTACTGATTTTGGAAATTACAATTATTTGAGCGATACATTTGTTGGCTGGAACTTCAAACGCGCCCCCAGCTTCTTTGATGAGGTTTGCTATACGGGGCCGGGAACGGTAATGACGGTAAACCATAATTTGCAAGTTGTGCCCGAATTAATGATTGTTAAGCCTAGAAGTGCTTCCGGTGATTGGATTGTTTATTCTTCAACGCTTGGAGCAACGGCTGGTTTATATTTAAATTTGCCAAATAATAAATACTTTAATTCAAGCAATTGGAACGATACTAGCCCAACTTCATCTGTATTTACTGTTGGCGCTAACGGCGATACAAATTTTGGTAATCGCACCTATGTAGCCTACCTCTTCGCAACCTGCGCTGGTGTATCCAAAGTTGGCTCATACACAGGCACAGGCACAACAAAGCAAATTGACTGTGGCTTCACAGCAGGGGCTAGGTTTGTACTCATAAAGCGCACTGACTCAACAGGTGATTGGTATGTTTGGGACACAGCACGGGGCATCGTAGCAGGTAACGATCCCTATCTTTTATTGAATTCAACTGCTGCTGAGGTCACAAGCACAGACTACATCGACACCTACAGCGCTGGCTTTGAAATAAGCAGCACTGCGCCAGCAGCCATCAATGCTTCAGCAGGAACATTCGTGTTTCTTGCGATTGCCTAGACTTAAAGGAAAAACAAAATGCAAATCAGAACACAAGACGGTCAAGTAATGTACGAGGCAGAATTTCGTGCCTACACAAAAGCCAATGGCGGTCCTACATGGGAAACAACAACAACTGAGGTGTTAGAAGCCTTGGGCGCTAATGTAGTCTTTGAAGGCCCACAAGCCACTGGCGGCACGGTCTATCAGTACTCCCAAGCTGCTGGTGTTGAGCAAGTTGACGGAAAGTGGTACACCAAGCATGTGCTTGGCCCTGTCTTTACAGATACACCGGCAACAGACACAACCCCTGCCCAGACTGCTGCCGAACAAGAGGCGGCTTACAAATCTGCCAAAGACGCAGAGCAAGCTAAGTCTGTTCGCACCAGCCGTGATGGAAAGCTGGCTGAGACTGACTGGCGCTATCGCCGTGACCAGACAACGACACCTGAGTGGGACGCATACTGCCAAGCACTGCGTGATGTACCAGCACAGACAGGCTTTCCTTGGACAATTACTTGGCCTGTAGCACCATGAGCCAAGTAGACGCAACCGATGCCAAGCTAGCAACGCATGAGGAAATTTGCCAGATGCGCTATGAGGCTATCCAGAAATCATTTGAGTCAGGCGGCAAGCGCATGAGCCGCATTGAATACATCTTGTATGCCCTAATTGCTGTGACGCTGCTTGGCCCAGGCTTTGCCGCTGAGATGCTCAAAAAACTGCTTATGTAGGCGGGTGCAATGATTGATCCGCTAACAGCCCTAGCGGGTATCCAGTCAGCCATTTCTCTAGTCAAGAAGGCAGCGGCTGTAGCAAACGATCTCGGCAGCTTGGCTCCGATGATTGGCAAAATGTTTGACGCCAAGAGCGTAGCCACAAAAGCTATGCTTGAGGCCAAGCGGTCTAAAAAAGGCTCAAACATGGGGACGGCCCTCCAGATTGAGATGGCTCTGGATCAAGCCAAAGTCTTTGAGGAAGAGCTAAAAATGCTCTTTATGCAGACCGGCAAGGTAGATGTGTGGAACAAGATCAAAGCCCGTCAAGCAGAGATGGACAGGGACGATGCCAAAGAGATTAGCGCCTTAAAAGCAGAAGAAAAGAAGGCCAAAGAAAAAGCAGACGAGATGACCGAGATAGTTTTGGTCATAGCTATTATTTTCTTTTTGATGTTCTTCTCCTTTGTCGGTGTGAACGAACTCATAGACTTCTGCCAAAAAACAAGAGGGTGTGTGTAATGTGTTCTCGCTACTTAAATGGTTTGATGTTGGCGATGACTGGCGACTTGGGATTGATCGTTTTATCAAGTGCTGCGCTGCTGTTCTTGCAATTAACTGGTTACTAGACTTGCTATATATCTTGCCAGCCGATAATTCCAAGCAAATCATCGACTTTCTAATTTCTAAAAACCCTTTGTAGGAATTTTTATGCTCTCACTATTCTCGACTCTTGGCGGTCTGTTGATCTCCGGCTTGCCCAAGCTGCTTGAGTACTTCCAAAACAAGGCCGATCAAAAGCATGAATTGGCACTGGCCCAAATGCAGACTGAGCGCGAGCTTCAATTGGCCGCTGCGGGGTTTGCTGCGCAGGCACGGGTGGAAGAGATTCGCACAGAGCAGGTGGCCTTGCAGACCGAAGCCAAGATGGCCGAGGCTGAGGCTGGAATGGTGCAAGGTGCGCAAGAGCATGACAAGGCAGTTCTGGCAAAGGCATCAACATGGGTGGCCAACTATGTGGGAACTGTTCGCCCCACGATCACCTACATTTTTGTAATTGAATTGGTTTGTATCAATGCCTTCTTGTGTTTCTATCTCTGGCAGCACCCTGGTCTGATTACCAGCATGGATGATGTTTTGCGCTACACCGACATCATCTTCAGTCCCGATGAGATGGCCATGCTGGGCGGCATCATTGGATTTTGGTTTGGCTCCCGTGGCTGGACTAAGAAATGAAATTGAGCAAAGCTGGTGCTGATTTGATGCATCGTTTTGAAGGCTGTAGGAGTAAACCCTACCTGTGTCCAGCGAATATCTGGACTATTGGGTACGGGCATGTGCTGTACCAAGGGCAAATCAATTTGCCAATGGTCAGAAAAGAAGGCTACGCTGGGCTAATTCGTAGTGAGCATCCATTGCAATCGGAGGACAACCGTGCTTGGACAAAAGAAGAAATCAATTCGCTATTCGCAAATGATGTACAAAATTTTGAGCGTGGTGTTTTACGACTTGTTCCCAATTGTGCTGGGCATCAAGGCCGCTTTGACGCTTTGGTCTCTATATCCTTCAATTTTGGGCTAGGTAACTTGCAGCGCAGCACAATCCGAATGAAGGCCAACCGAGGTGATTGGGAGGGTGCAGCAGAGGCTTTTATGGCTTGGACTAAGGGCGGTGGCAAAGTACTGCCAGGGCTTGTCAAGCGCCGAGTGGCCGAAAAAGAGTTATTTTTATCTTGACTGATCAATAATGATGCTATGGCCAACAAGAAGCAACAATTAGAAGTCCCATCGATTCCCAGCTTGGGCTTTGCCCCAGAGGCGTATGAGCGCCGGTACTTTGGGGAAATCAATGGGTCATTGAACGGCTACTTTAGAAACCTTATCAGCACGCTGGGTGCACTGTTTGGGATCAGAGGCGGCAAGTTCTTGAACAATCCCCACGGGGCTTTTCAAGACTCAACCGACCAGGTGGCGGCCAATACCACCACAGCCTACCCAATAACATTCAATACAACAGACTTCAGCAATGGCGTGACGATAGCCAGTGGCTCCAGAATCACTGTGGCCGATAGCGGAATCTGGAACATACAATTTTCCATTCAGTTTACAAATACAACAAACGCTGCGCAAGATGTAGATGTCTGGTTTCGGGTCAATGGCACAAATTCAGCAAATTCAAATAGTAGGTTTGGCTTTGCACCCAGAAAGGGTGTTGGTGACCCGTACCACACGATTGCGGCCATGAATTATTTTTTGACATTGAATGCAAACGATTATGTTGAAATCATGTGGAG